TAACAGCAGTAACTGGTGTTGGATATTTTGCAGATACAACTTCAGCAGCTTTTACAATAACATTACCAGCGACTCCCGCAGCGGGGGCCGTGGTTGGTATAGCAGATTATGCAAATACTTTTGCAACTAATAATTTAACAGTAGGTAGAAATGGTTCCAATATTGGTGGAGTTGCAAGTAATGCAGTTTTATCAACTAACGGTGTTTCAGTAACTTTTGTTTATGTAGATGCAACACAAGGTTGGATTGTAACAGATTCAGGAAATAGATCTGATTTACCAATTCCACAATTTGTTGCAGCAACAGGAGGATGTATTGCAACTTGTGGAAATTACAAAATTCATACATTTACAGGCCCAGGAACTTTTACAGTAACATCAGCAGGTAATCCTTTAGGATCAATATCAGTAGATTATTTAGTAGTAGCTGGAGGAGGTGGAGGAGCAAATGCGAAAGATGCTACGTGTGGAAACGCAGGTGGAGGAGGAGCTGGAGGATTTAGAGAATCAGTTCCAAGTCCAGCAGCATGGACGGCTAGCCCATTAGCAAATCCTGGTGGAGCATTACCAGTATCAGTTCAAGGTTATCCAATAACAGTTGGAGCAGGTGGAGCTGCAAAAACAATTTGTGGAAATGGTAATAGTGGTAGTAATTCAGTTTTTTCAACAATTACATCAGCAGGTGGTGGTTTTGGTGGTAGATCAAGTAATGCAGGTAATGGAGGATCTGGTGGAGGTGCAGGTTCTTGTAATTCAGCAGGAACAGGAAATACACCTCCTGTAGCACCTCCTCAAGGAAACAATGGTGGATCAACATTTTCTGGTCAAGTTTCTGGTGGTGGTGGAGGGGCAACAGCTGTAGGAGCAAATGGAAATCCAGGTGGCCCAGCTGGACCTGGTGGAGCAGGAGCTACAACTTCAATTTCAGCAAGTCCAACAGCTTATGCTGGAGGAGGAGGTGGTGGGGGTAATAGTGGTGAAACTGGAGGTGGAACAGGGGGTACTGGAGGTGGAGGTGCTGGAGGTAATTATCCAACAGGTAGTGGAACAAATGGTACAACAAATAGAGGCGGAGGAGGCGGTGCAACTTCTTCAGCATGTGGAGCAGCTGTTTCAAGCGGAGCCGGCGGTTCAGGAATAGTTATTATAAGATACAAATTTCAATAAATATGACAAGTATAATTAAAGTAGATAATCTTCAGAATCAATGCGGCGCTAATATCATCAGCGAATCGGCTAACGTTATTACTATAGGCGCTTCGGGAGACACGGTTACTTTAGCGGCTGGTGCTTCGCAAAGCGGTTTTGGTAGATCGGGATCAGTTAATTGGGATACAACTCCTAAAACAACTACACCTGTAACAGGAGTTAGTGGTAATGGATATTTTATAAATACAACTTCAATTGCAATCACAGTTAATTTACCTTCAACTCCTGCAGCAGGAGATATAGTAGCGATTGCTGATTATGCAAATACTTCAGCTACAAATAATATTACAGTTGGTAGAAATGGTTCTCTTATTGATGGATCAGCAATAGATGCAAAAATTAAAATTAATGGTCAAGTTTATACATTAGTATATGTAGATGCAACTGAAGGTTGGAAAACAGTTTCTCAAACTTATAATCAAATTTCAACTGCGGAATTCATAACAGCAACAGGTGGAACAATTACAACTTGTGGAAATTATAAAATTCATACATTTACAGGTCCAGGAACTTTTACTGTTTGTTCAGTAGGTAATCCTGCTGGATCAACAACAGTAGATTATCTAGTAGTAGCAGGTGGAGGAGGTGGTGGAGGTACAGATTGTACATCATCAGGCGGCGGTGGTGCTGGAGGTTTTAGAGAATCAGTTCCAAGTCCAGCAGCATGGACGGCTAGTCCAGTAGCTAATCCTGGTGGATCATTACCAGTTTCAGTACAAGGTTATCCAATTACAGTTGGTGGAGGTGGAGGTGGTGGAACAAGCGCAGCAGTCAGTTTAGGAACTTCTGGATCTAATTCAATATTTAGTACAATAACAAGTGCTGGTGGGGGAGGTGGTAGAGGATATCCTCCTGGAGGAGTAAATCTAAATGGTGCTTCTGGTGCTTCAGGTGGTGGAGCAAGTTATAGTGGAACAGGAGGAGCAGGAAATACACCTCCAACAAGTCCATCACAAGGAAATTCTGGTGGAAATGGTGGAACTTCACCTCAAGGTGGTGGTGGAGGTGGTGGAGCAACAGCATCTGGAACAAATGGTAATGCAAGTCCTACTTCAGCAGGACCAGGTGGAGCAGGAGCTGGAACAGCTATTAACCCAAGTCCAAGTGTTGGAACACCAGGGCCAAGTGGTCCTTTAAGATATTTTGCAGGGGGAGGGGGAGGTGGTATGAATGTAAGTTGCGCACCAGGTACTATTGCTGGAACTGGAGGAGTAGGTGGTGGAGCTGATGGTAAAAAAAATACAGCTCCTTCTAATAATGGAACTACTAATACAGGTGGTGGTGGAGGTGGTATTGGATCATCAGGTGGTTCAGTAGCTGGTGGAACTGGTGGATCAGGTATAGTTGTAATAAGATACAAATTCCAATAAAATAAAATTATGAGCGAAATTAAAGTAAATAAAATTAGTCAACGATCCGGAACCGCGATTACTTTAGGTAATTCTGGTACCGATTTTCAACTACCAAGTGGAGCAGATATCGTTGCTCAATCAGGTAGTACAATTACAATTGCAGCAGGTGCAACGATTACGAATAGCGGAACGGCTAGTGGTTTCGGTCCTACTGGAGCGGTTAGTTGGGATACAACTAAAAAGACAACAGGATTTACAGCAGTTAGTGGTGTAGGTTATTTTTGTGATACATCAGGTGGAGCATTTACAGTTACTTTACCAATAACACCTACTGCTGGAGATATAGTTGCTTTTTCAGATTATACAGGAACGTGGGGAACTAATAATATTACAGTTGGAAGAAACAGTTCTAATATTAATGGAGCTGCTGCAGATTTGTTGTTAAATGTAAATAATACTACAGCGACTTTAATTTATGTAGATGCTACAGAGGGATGGAGATTAATTGATACTGGATCATTACTGAATGTTAATAATGCAGAATTTATTGTAGCAACTGGTGGAACTATAACTTGTGATGGTAATTACAAAATTCACACATTTACAGGACCGGGCACTTTTACAGTAACACAAGCAGGTAATCCTGTAGGATCAGATAAAGTTGATTATTTAATAGTGGCAGGAGGTGGTAGTGGTGGTAGGGGTTGTGGTAATTTTTCTGGAGGTGGTGGTGGTGGTGGTGGTTTTAGAATTTCATCTGGAACAAATTCTGGTTGTTATGCAGTTTCTCCATTGGGATCAGGTGTTTCTGCAATACCAGTTTCAATACAAGGTTATCCGATTTCAATAGGAGGTGGTGGTCCAACTCAAGCTACTAATGGACCAGGAACTCAAGGTACTCCTACAACAGCTTTAGGATTAACATCTACAGGTGGTGGAGCAGGTGGTGGTGGTTCTTCACCTTCAAGCAATGCAGGTGGTAATGGTGGTTCAGGAGGTGGAGCAAACAATGCTGCTGCAGGTGGAACAGGTAATACACCTCCTGTAGCCCCACCTCAAGGTCAAAACGGAGCAACTAATGCTGTTAATGGAGGATCAGGTGGTGGAGGAGCAGGTCAATCGGGTTTTAACAGTGATCCAGCTACTAGTCCTAGATCAGGTGGTGGAGGTGGAAGTTTTTCAAATATTAATCCTGCAACAGGAGTTGCAAATGGACCAACTCCTGGAGCAAGATTCTATGCAGGAGGTGGAGGAGGTGGTTGTGGAGGAGGTAGTAATCATTCAGGACCAGGTGGTTTTGGTGGTGGTGGAGCAGGTGCTATTGGACCAAGTCCTGACACTGGACCTGGAGTCGCAGGAACTATTAATACTGGTGGTGGTGGTGGTGGAACTAGGGGTGGAACTGGTGGAGCTGGCGGTTCAGGAATAGTAGTAATAAGATATAAATTCCAATAAAAATTATGGATTTACAATTAACAAAAACTAAAATATAATAGGAGACAATTATGGCACATTTTGCAAAATTAGGAGCTAACGGAAAAGTTATAGCAGTATTAACACTGAATAACAGTGATATGCTGAATGCATCTAATGTTGAAGACGAATCAGTAGGTCAACAATATCTAGAGAGACATAATAACTGGCCAGCTCAAATGTGGATTCAAACATCTTACAATACATCAGGTGGAAAACACAGTAAAGGTGGAACACCTTTTAGAGGAAATTACGCAGGAATTGGATATACTTGGGATGAAGACGATCAAATCTTTTGGCCAAAGAAACCTTTTACTTCATGGGTAAAAGATGTAGCAACTGCATCTTGGAAATCACCAATTGGTGATGCACCAGCATTAACTGAAGAACAAACTTCTCAAAACAAAGCTAACACTCATAGATGGGGTTATAACTGGAATGAAGCTGGACAATCTTGGGATTTAGTTAATTCTAAAATTTCATAACACTTGACATTAGTATAAAATTTTATTACATACTGTAATAGGTATGCATAAGAAAGTTTTGTCACAAATAGACCTACATTTCGGTCAAGTAGAAATGCCTAAAGGATTTGAAATAAACCGCGAATCGTTGGGCTCAGATATTTTATCATCTACTATTTACAATAGAGAATTTCCATTTTCAAGATCTTGGGATATGTTACAAACATATCTACGTGAACATATTAATTTAGAACACGGATTTACATTAGTTCATAAAAAAACAATTGGTAATATTTATAAACCAAGACAACATTCAAATTCATTACTACAAGTTGATCCTGTAGATTTAAGACATTCACCAGATTACGTAATGCTTTATGGAGTTAACGTTGGTAAAAATTCGTGTAAGGTATTTATAGAGTATGATGATAATAGAAGAAAAGGAAGAAGTTGGGAAATACCTTTAAACAATAATGATTTTGTAATGTTCCCATCTACACAAAGATATCATATAACTGCTAATACATCAGAACAATTAAACTTTATATTAACTACTACTTATGAATTTATCTAATTATTATTGGTATTTTAAATCAGCAATACCACCAAAGATTTGTGATGATATTATTAAATATGGATTACAACATCAAGAAGATTTAGCAATTACTGGTGGACTTGGTTCTAATAGAGATCTAAAAAAAAATCCATTAAAAGAAGAAGAAGTTATAGATTTAAAAAAGAAAAGAAATTCTAATATTGTTTGGTTAAATGATAAATGGATTTATAAAGAAATACACCCGTACGTGCACGAGGCAAATAAATTAGCAGGTTGGAATTTTGATTGGGATTTTTCTGAATCTTGTCAATTTACTAAATATAAATTAAATCAATATTACGACTGGCATTGTGATTCTTGGGATGTACCTTATAATAAACCAGAAGATCCAAATAGTCACGGTAAAATTAGAAAGTTATCTATGACATGTCAATTAACAGATGGTAGTGAATATCAAGGAGGTGAACTACAATTTGATTGTAGAAATTATGATCCTCACATGCGCGATGAAGATAAACATTTGTTAACTGTAAAAGAAATATTACCTAAAGGCTCGATAGTAGTATTTCCAAGTTTTGTGTGGCATCGAGTCCAACCTGTAACAAGAGGAACTAGATATTCATTGGTAGTATGGCACCTTGGATATCCTTTTAAATAATATGTTTATAAACGAGTATTTTAAAACACCAATCTGGATGGAAGACAAACCAGAATTTGTAAAGTCGCTTACTAAAGCAACTGACAAATATATTAAAGAAGCTAGAGAATTAAGAAAAAAAGATATTAAAAAAGATAATGATTTTGGCACATCTTATCATTCAACACCATTAACTGCTGATACTAAGTTTAGAGATTTTCATAATTATGTAGGTCAAAAAGCTTGGGAGTTTTTAGATTGGCAAGGATTTGATATGCAACAATATACAACTTTCTTTTCTGAAAGCTGGGTACAAGAATTTGCTAAAAATGGTGGTGGAAATCATTCTGCACATATTCA